CAACGTCCTCGACGGTGATCACCGAAAAGAAGTCAGTTCCCTGGTCTATGTTGATATTTGCATAAATCGCCATGCTTACTCCTCATGATATGTTTATTTATAAGGATTCCGTTCCCGACACGTATATATAATACAGTCTAAACTATTTATATTGTATCATGATATCACAGGAACTGAAGCGGTTACTCGTACAGAGAAGGAAGCTCCCGCTCTTCCAATTTATAGGAAACCTTGACGAAGACTGGTGTACTTCCCTCGCGGAACAGGCAAAGACTATCGAGTCAACTGCCGAGGTTTCAAAGAAGAACAACATTACATTTGACAGGTATGACTTCCTCGAGTTCTATGACCAGAGGCACATGGATATCGAGCTGCCCGAGATATTCGAAGTCTTTGGAAGCGTATATGACCTGAGGTTTGGAGTCCTCGAAGCCGGCAAGACTCTTCCGGCTCACGTCGATCACCCGAAAGACCTGAGGTTTATTGCGGTACTCGAGGGGGAACACGTATTTCGCATCGTCGATAAGGTCCAAGACGAGCGAGTCATGAAGAAGGGTGAACTCTGGTTTATTAATTCAAGCTATAACCACGAGGTCGAAAACACAACAAGCAGTCAGAGGATTGCACTACTAGGTAAATTTGAAAATGGAACTCAACTACTACGAACTTGAACCCGAAGACAATACTTTTCCGGAAGTCGTTGCCGATATTACGCACCGCTGCAATATGACGTGCCGTAACTGCTATATCCCGAACCGAGACGTGCCGGATATGGATATCGACCGGCTCATCGACTGCGTATCGAGGTTCCCAAAGAGGATCATGATCAGGTTGATCGGCGCGGAACCAACGATGAGGAAGGACCTGCCCGACATCATTCGCAGGATTCGAGCCGCGGGCCACCGAGTCGTAGTCCTGAGTAACGGGTTGAGGCTCGCAAGGAAGAGCTATGCTCAGGAACTCCGAAACGCCGGGCTCAGGCACTGCTACATCTCGCTCAACGGAGTCGACAACGACGACTGGTACGAGGAAATCGACGAGCTTCGCTGTGCTACAAAGAAGGTTCAAGCTCTCGAGAACATGAGGGACGTGAAGTTTACGATCGACGTAGGTTGCATCCTCGTCAAGGGCTGCAACGACGAGGCACCGAGCCGGATGCTGAAGCTCATGGACGAGAAGGGAATCGAAAACTGCGTCATGAGGTTTAAGAACATCGGTCAGATTGGTCGCTACATCGACGTACCGAACTGGACACTCGACGAGCTCATCGGAGTCGTTGCCGAACAGGTCGGAGTCACGAAGGACTACATCTACAGTTGGCAGAACAGCTGGGCAGACCGGGAGTCCGAGGTCGAGCCGGACAGCTTCTACTTCCCGGTAGGGCACGACGGAAAGTCGTTTCACAGGTACGGTCGCTGGATCAAGATCGTGAACTGGGACGTCACCGGTAAGGTCACGCCCCTGTCGAATCGAAAGACTCGGGGAAGGATCACACCCGACTTTAAGGTAGCACCGTTCTTCGAGCACGTAAAGTTAAACGAGGGCGGCTATTAATGTCCGTGGAAGTCTCTCACGCGGGATGGACTGAACTCGTACCGCTTCTCGAAATCGCGACTGCCGAGGATCACCCGAACGCACCGAACTACTCGCCCGAAAAGATGGAACGCCGGTGGGAAAAGTATAAGGAATTCAATATACTACGAAGCGAGGGGAAGCCGGTCGCATTTGCGGGCGTATACTCGTACGGCGAGGGTCTCGTTCGAGTCGTTGATCGCCTCTATATCTTTCCCGAATATCGTACCGCGAGACTCGCGAAGCCTCCCCTCGATAAGAGGATGCCGGCACTCGGTTACCTGATTCCGTATCATACTCGGAGGTACGCACCGGAATACGAGTGTTTCTTTTCCGTACAGGAACGCCGGAAGAGACTCGTATTTCGAAAGCACGTCGAGCTCCTGCCGAAGGAGCTGGGATATACTCTGTTGCCGGACATGTACTGGACGACGAAGTACCGAACACCCGAGTCGCTTCAGAACATCGCGGCCACGAACGGTGGAAAGGTTACCGCGGCTAGGCTGGCGGCCAGTCGAACTCACCTTCCGGAGTAAACTTCACGAAGGGATACGGCTTTGGCGGCCACTGCGTATACCACTTCCTCTTACGATCACATATATTCGGTGCATAGGTAAAAGAGTCAAGGTCAACCGCGTAGGTCTTGAGAGTCTTCTTACAGGTGATAAAGTTCGAGGGATGTGGATCCATAAAGGTCCAGGTATGCGGAATGATATCGTCGTACAACTGCTGTACATCAACACACTGGTAACCCTTGATGAAGTCAGACTCGATAGTCAACTCAAAGCCATTGAGCCAGTACTCAAACTCGGGGATGTGAATAAAGGAAAACTGGCTTTCCATCCGCTTTAACATCGAGAGGCAACTCACCTTGTACCTCGCCTTGTCATCATCGAGATAGGTAATCACCTTCGTTATACTATAGCTCGTAATACGAGTCCTGTTATCGTCGACGTACTCTCGTGTCATTTTTTTCCTGAAAAAATTTTTTTTCCGTGCACTTTTCTATTTACAAACTCAGTTTTCTGTGGTATAATAATCTAGTATTAGATTGGGGAGCGGGGATAGACACAGAATTACCAGTAGGAGTATATCGGAATTACTAGTAAAGAACCCCTGAAGTCTTTTTAACATGCGCTACTATAGGGGTGGCTTGAGGCTCATCACTAGCACACTCGATATAAAGGGACCAATGGCCTATACAACCTCACCCTCGCTGACTATGGTAGTGGCTCTGTCAACCGTACCGGCAGCATCTGCTCGACTCTTGAACTCATCTCTTTTTTCTTTTGATACGAAGTCAATCACCGACCGCGTAGTATTCGTATCACTTGGAAAGGAATCGACTGCAGTAATCCATCCTTCCGAAACAAACTCATTAAAAATATCAAGAACCGGATTGCCCTGACTCAGAGGCTTTTCCCCGATTCCTTCGTTCTCATATATAACACGATACGTCATATAGTTATCTCCATTCGATGTTCTTTATAAGGGCTTCTACAGTCTCCTCGTTGACGCCTATATTAAAGACACCAAACACCGAGGGATAGCAGGAAAAGACCGTGTGCTCTATACTGGTATTTATAAAGTAGGCCCTGCCGTGTTCGAATACTAATGGCTCCCTATCCAGCATGAACCACGTCCTTGGTGGATTGCAGTTCTTCAGAGGCAGGAATAACCTAAAAGAATCAACCTCTTGTGACCTCATATCTCGGTGTGGTGGAAAGTATCCCCCTCCGTCCATCCTGATAACATGGCTCCTCCCTATATAAGGCGCGAATGGTTCCATATACCTAGTAAAGATCTGTGCCGCTTCCGTGGGCTCTGAGAAGGACATCTCGTTTAACCGTACGTTATGTTTTATACAGTACTCGCCAATGGAATCTAAGTCCGGGATCCCTGAGAACCCTCCGTCTAAGGAGGTCAGACTCAATCCCTCGCGACCGACTTTTTTTCGAGGGTTGTACTGCTTCCATTCGTGCGAAAAAGTTTCTAACTCCGAGAGTATTTTTTTCGGGTCCTCGTACAGCGACGTCGAAAATTTCGTGCCGAATGCGAGTATCCTATTATAGTAGTCTACCATGGGTCTGCCTCGTTCCAGTGTTCCGTTATATTAGCCTCCTGTTGGTCTTGATCGTCCTTATTCTTCTTCCATCCTACGGCTTCTCCTCCGTCGTGCTGCTTACCAAATGACCCGAGAGGAGTTGTTTGCCCCGTTGGATCCTCCCATTGGCTACAGTGTTTCTTACATTGCAGTGGTATTGTATCCCAGGACTCTTGATTTTTTTCGAGTATCTCGTTAAAGAATGGCTCCTTGATGATATCGACTACCGACCTGTTTTCCACGTTGAAGTCCTTTTCCCTTTCGATGTATTCCTTATATTGCGGTATCATCCAGTCGAGGTCGCCTCCGCCGTCGTACTTTTCCCTCCAGTAGATGTTGGCAAAGTAGCAGCAAGGGTGTACCTGACCGTCCGGGTCGATGTGTACGATGTTTCGATTAGCCCAGTCGCACTTAACTACTGGCTTGTCTGAGGTCGACATTACTCCTCCTGAGTGTTTCCTGCTCGTTGTTTTCGTTATAGAATCGAAATTCCTGCCCGTCGTCGTTGAAGAACGCTCGGTTACTCTTCTGGAAGAGGCAGGTTGTTGCGCCCCTCTCTCGGCACATTTCCTTGATTTCACGAAGCACATGCTGGTTATGTTCGAATACGATGGTATGTGTTTCCGCGAACCCGCCTCCCATGACGAAGGCCTCCATGTGTGAGAGTACGAGTCCCAGGTCTACGAACCTCCTGTACTTCGCGTGCATCTCGTTGGTAGTACCGTCCACGTCAAAGACGACTCGCATCTTCGGGTTGTCACGGTGGCTGTTTTCCTTGACTCGAGCACCGAGCTCGTACCAGTAGAAGTCGTCGTGAGTACCGCCGTTCGTGTTGACCGTGACCCGCCAGCCGTTGCCGAGGAAGTAGTAGATCATCTCCTCGATGCCCTTGACCATGAACGGGTCACCGTAGGTGCCGCATATGAAGACCTCGTATACCGGCAGGTCCGGCGGATATACTCGCTTGATCCTCTCGGGAGTCCACATCCTGTTAGGAATCCAGTCAAACTTACGAAGCCCGCCGTTCTTGTGATCCGTACGATCGCACTGCGGGCAGCCGGCGTTGCAGTACGTCGAGGGGTCGATATACAGCCTGAGGTTGTTTTCCTTCCTGAGTATGTCTCGGAACCGCGGCATCAGAAGAACCACTCGAACTTTTTGTTCATGACGTGTATCAATTTTGCCTCCCTGTTGACCTGCTCGGGTGTATGATAGTTCTCGTTTACCTTGTGGTGCCACGTCTTCGTGCTCAAGTTAAACACTCGAAGGTCCCTCGAATGGACTCGATAGGACATTACGGTCTCGTTATCGTAGCCGAACGACTTCTGGATCTGCGGTATATACATGGAAAACTCGTCTTCCTGCAGCTGAGTCATACCGTCGAGCAGCTCCTTGAAGTCATCGAAGTAGCCGAGCTCGAGCAGCTGGACCCTTGAACCACCCCATATGCCGGTGTTAAATACGTTGTTTCTCGGCTCGTGGCCGTCCTCCATGAGCATGGCATGTGCGTTCCAGTACTTCGCGTACGGTGACCGGTAGTGGTATACGTGCTCGTCTGACCGGCTAGCACGGAGCTTGTCGACGTCGGCGTGAGCCTCGTCCTGCAGGTACTGATCAAACGCGCAGGCAGTAGCAACCTGCAGGTTAAAAGCGTCGAAGAAGCTGTCCTGAGTATTGCAGACCACGTCGAAGTCAAGGTATAACGCGTTGTCGTAGTCGTTCTTGACCAGCTCATACATGCAGTGAATCTTATAGAAGTTGACCACGTTGTACTCACTCATGTCGGGGATGTATGACCTCATCTCGCTGCGGAAAGCCTCGTAGTCAAGGCTGTCACGGAAGGTAAAGTAGTCCGCACCGATGCTTCGAGCGTACTCCTTCTTGTTCTCCTCGAGCTGCTTCTCGTACTTCAGGAAGTTGAGTCGAGCTCGCTCGTTCTTGTCGATGTTGTCCCCGTAGAAGGCTCCCGCATCGACCTGAAGCTCCGGCGGGATCTCGACATGGAGGGAATACACCACGTTTTTCTTGTCCCTATAGTGGCTGGCAAAGTTCTTGTTGATGTAGTGGATCAGCTTGCCTGTGGCTTGTGGTTCCGCCACGGTGTGCCACTCGCGGTCGTCTTCCTGGTGCTCTACACCGGATTCTACCAGTGCTGCCGAGAAGAAGACCTCGTTGTTATGGGTATAGGACTCATAGTCGCCACCTACCTTCTTGGCGTAGCCATTTCCAGCCTTGAGTTGCTCGGTCGTGTCAATGTACTTTTGCAGCTTTTTCATGAATCCTAGCTGCCTGATAACACCTCGAGAGCCTCCCATAATGGCGGTATTAATCACAGCGTTGTCCTTACCACGCAGCAGGGCCGTAGCGTGCTGCCACTTCAGGAAGGGGTTACGAATATCCTTATGCCACTTGTATATCTTCTCGTCTACCAGATCCTTCTGAGAAACTGCCCATATTTTTTCCGACAGGTCAACCTCTTCAAAAAAATTCAGGTCAGTATTTACGATAACGTCAAAGTCAAGGTATAAAACCTCGTCATATTTTTTTGACAGCTGCTCAAACTGAAAAATTTTATAGAGGTTGATGGCGTTGTATATGGTATCGATCGAAAATTTTTCCTGAAACTCCTGAATTTTTTTCAGGTCGTCAAAAAATTTCCAGTCAGCACCGCATTTTTTCGCGTATTCTTCCTTGGACTCAAGCAATCTCGAGTAGTATTCCCGAAAACAATAGAGGCTAAACCTCTCCTTGTCCGGCAAATCTTCGGGTGTTACAAACATGCTATAGATTACTTTAGCCACTTACATATCCTTTTTTTGGCCGGTACCAGTTTTTCTGGTTATGTATCTTTGCGAGAAGGCGATTGATTCGAATCTTTTCGTCCTCGTCAGCAAACGACATCTTATACCTGAGGCAGTGCTCCATAATTTTCAGGTCTTCGACCGAGAGCTCGAACTGTGTATTTGGTTTTGTCATCTTCCTATCACCATGTGTCTTTCGTAAGAGCTTTCTTTTCCCTTGAATGTCTTGGAACCAGTATAGTATATATCGCTGAGTTTACATGCTTCTGCGAGTTCCTCCGGTGAGTCATGGCAATTGATATGCTCGTCTTCACTCCGGTTGCTGTTACTCTGGCATATAAGCAGGGTTGTTGCCGGCTTCGACCTCATCATAAGTTCAAAATCATCGGGTTCCATATGTTCCGAGCTGGTGTTAATGAGTACCGAAAACCAGTCATTGTGATCAAGGTAGTAGTCAATTGCATCTTCTACCAGATACACGCTCGTAGGACATATCTGCTTTCCGATCCTCTTTGCACCAATGTCGGTGTCTATGTTGTAGAGGGTATTGCTTACGCCGGCCAACCTCAATAGATGCGATTGCACGGCATACCAAGCACCGGCCACCATGATGATGTCTTTTTCATTGATGTAGGGTAACGCCTCGTCAACCAGCCACTGCTTACTCGCAAGCTGATTAGGCCCTATTGCGTCATACATGTCAATAACGCGAAATAGGTCAAGGTCGGGATTTGTTCTTGAATCTATGATAAGCTTTCTGCTTATGTCGAATATTTTTCTATAGAGTTCCATTCGAGGTTATTCCAACTTTCAATCGCTGCCTTCATTAACAATGGGTTTGCTTTTGATGACATAATGCCATCGCGGTGGTGGCCAATATCAAACCCCTCATTGTATATAAAACCATCGATGCCCTTGTACTTGCGCATCCAATAATCACGGTTGCCGATAAATCGCTTCCATATATGATCCGTCATACCGGCTGTCCATGACATCACTGTGGAATTGACTACAGTATCATACCGGTGACGTATGTAGTATTCTTCTTTGTCCCTTTTCCAGTAGGCTGACACGAGGTGTAGCTTGTCATAGCTTATGATATATGCTCTCGGATCAGAGTGTACTACAATGTCGAGATCAAAGAATACACATTCACCTTTCACAGGAAATTCATTACTGAGTAGAGCAAGCTTATTCCACCATTTTTTAAGTGTAGGTTTTTTGAAAAAGGGAATTGTCTCCACCTCAACCCCAGTAGGATCATCGGTGTAGCAAATAAATCGAGCCTGTTCGTAGTAAGGCTGTAATGATCTTGCGAGTCTATTGACATCGCTCGCGGTATAAAGTGTACCGCCCTTCACAAAGATTATGTTCATCCAATAAATTTACTATAGTGTATAAGCACCACCTGATCTGACCAGTCTTCTGGTCCGAGTTTGAGAAAGTCGCCTTGAGTTGCATCATAGTACGCATAGTTAATTTCAAGGTGATTTTCTTTATTCCATCGAGCTGCAAGATGTGGAGCAGCTGTGGTATGTTTAGTAGTCATCTCGCTTACAAAATTTTGTTCACCGAAATAAGGAACTGTGATTAGACCCTCGTCAAAGTATTTAGTCATCCACTTCATAGGATCTTCGTAGAATGTGTCATACACTTGAGTATTCTCATTAGCATGCCACTTATAAAAGCCACCATCGAGCTGGCATGTAGGATACAGCGTCCACCATTTTTCAAGTGAACCGATACCGCCTTTCGGTACCTTCATATCAAGAAGTGGCGTAGGGTCATTGACTACTTCTTGGTCGACATCCATGACGATACACATGTCACCCTTCTTGTACTTGACAAAGTCTTTCTTAAAGAAGTCAACCTTGTACCACGCTTCCCTCATTTCAGGATGCAATTCACGGTTAAGCTTGATTTTCTTGATACCTTTTGCTACTCGTTCCTTTTTATCGGTGTAGCAATAAAACGTGAATGGTTTATTATACCATTGTTTGATAGATTTGTAAAGGCTATTTACGTTATCGAGTGAATATTTTTTACCGTAGCATAATGTAAATATATGTAGCATATCAGTCTTCCAGTAATTCAATGGCGCACTTGATCATTTCAAATGGCGTCTTAGCTCTCCTAGCTTTTTGTTTCAATTCCTTGTTCTTTGATTCTTTGACTTTGTCATTGTCAAACAGCCACAGCTTAGTCATAAACATGAACTCTTTGGTTATCCTGTCTTCGGCAGCATCTTTAGAAAAAAGCATCCCGTTGAGGTCTCTAAACACCGCTTCGCGAACCTGCTGTTCTGTCTTGATCTGAAGACCATGATCCTGTTCAGCAACCTCGGTAGGAATCCATCCTTCTTGTTGACCGATAAAAATAGCGGCCTGCTCAAACTCCTTGCGTTGAACTCTGTTCTTTTCAGCGGTACGATCGATGATGTCATCAAAGTTGATTTCGGCTTCTTCAAGGAAAGCAACATATGCTTTGTCGTGTGGGTTAACTTCCACGATTTCAGGGTAGATAGTACCTTCACCGTCTTCCCATAAAACTTCGACGATGGATCTATCTTCGGCCAAAAATGTGGCATCAATAAATTTTCTCATATCCTTTGGATCCTTAAAAAGTAAGTGTTCGCTGTTACAGCAGTACCATTTGGAAACTCCTGTGCACGATAGTCGTTAGTATTTACATATCTCGTTTGATAGTTACCAGAGCCGTTCAATATAGTATTGGCCATACCAGAGCCACGGTTATTGCCTCCCTGATTGATGTTATATCGAATCTTTTGTGCTCCCCAGTATCTCATATCGGCCGTTAGTAGTGCGTCGCTACTCGCTTGGCTAAGAGTCTGTATGTCATCATCAGATCTTAAGATCATTGCTGATTGTGACTGCGCTGTTAAAGTGCCTTGGTTTGTTCTGAACAGATAATAGTTTGTTACTGTAAACGGTTGGTCAAGTGTTTCGCCAATTCCTCCTGCAGTATAGGCTCCAGTGTTTGCTCTTGTATCTGAAAAGACTGCAGTATTACTTATGAGAGTATGGCCTGATAGTGATGTTCCGGTGTGGATTCTATAAGTCCCGTCTCGGTCAGCACCATCAACCAGCTGGCCGATAGCATAATCGTAAAATGTATCATACATATCTGTGTTAGTCATGGCATATATATTGCCACCACTCTGATATAGAAAGTTTTTACGGTTGCTTGTGTCGGCTGGCTCTGTTAGATTTTCTACGGTTTGATTTAATCTTGAGTAACCTACAGTAACTGTGCCCGGCTCAGCTGTTTCAGCTTCTGTTGCAAACCGATCGACTCTTGTAATTGATGCACCGGCTGTCTTACGAGTATCGTTAATTGTGCCTAAGTCACCGCCGCTTGATGGCACTGTAATATCAACTGAAGGATCAGCTCCATATAGGTTTATACACCGAGACCTGATTTGTCCGATATGTGTATCAGTCATTTCACGAAGATCTGAGCCGTCATAATATAGTGGGCGTCTAAAAGCCATGATTAAGCTCCTGCGGCGTACAGCGTTTTTACAGCGGTCCCTGCCGAGTCATAGATTATGAGAGATACTTCTGATGCCAGCTTGGCACGAGTAATTGCATCGTCAGCTACATCGACTGTGGCAATAGTGCCGTCTGCAATCTTGGCCGATGTAACCTGTCCGTCAAGGATTTTAGCAGTTGTGATAGCATCATTGGCAATTGTAACTGCACCCGTAGATGCCATAGTAGCATCGCCTGACATAAGCACTTCTTCGAAATGAGTGCCATCACCAACCAGCATATTACCGGCTGCGTTGTCTGCGGTAGCGAAATCTCCGGTTACTGTTACCCCTGTTGCAGTAACATCGATCATAGTAGTTCCGCCGCTTTGAACTTGCAGCGTGCCGTCTCCGGCATCGTTAATGATTGAGTTGCTGCCGTCGTGGTAAATCTGCAGGTCGTCGCTGTCACCGAGTCTGATTCGGTTAACAGTAAGACCAGTACTATCTCCAAGGTTCAACTGAGTAAGGTCATCACCGGCTTTGATTTCATTTAAGGCACTGACCAGATCAGTGGCAGCAAACGAAGAATCTAAGTTTGCCAGGTCGCCTTGATTCGTTCCAAGGGTATTGGTTTTCTGCCTCCACGTATCGAAGGTATCTGTAAGAAGTACGTTAATTATTGCCATTGATCAGATCTCTTATCATTTGTTTCAATTCAGCTACATCATTCTTGAGGTCCTGAATCTCTTGTTTATCAAGGGCAGCTCGACGCTGCTTCTCTCTTGCAGCTTCTAAAGCATTCCTATCTGTATTTATTACGGCCATGTTAGAGGTATCTCTAACTAGGCCAGTTCTATTTTCGATCTTTACTTTCATTATGTACCCAACGCAATCGCTCTAAAGTTTCTAATTCTTGGAACTTTTGTTGACTGCTGAGACTTCATAACGATCTTAATTTGGAAGGTCGTAAAGTTCGGGCTAATATTGTTAATCGTAAAGGAGTAATCTCTGAACACTGTTGGGTCATCGCTTGTTGCTACAGTAGTATCCAAGGATGCCTGAGTATACGTGAGTGTACCAAAATCAACGTCCGAAGAAGATTCCTGAGTACGATAGTAAACTTCAATCTCTGAGCCAGATGGCTGGTTAGCAGTAAACATTACCCTGATAGCTTGGCTATCCTGATCGAGGTTGATTCTTCGAGTAATGTACTTAGCAAGAACACTACCACCGGTAGCTGCTGTTTCTGCTAAGTAGTTTTGTACTACGTTACCACCTGTTCCAGATGCTATAGGCTTATCAATTCTATTGTTGACATTTACCAGTGAGAATCTTTCAAGGTCAATCATAGGACTTAAGAAGTCAGAGGTTGATGTCATTACAACTCTCATAATACCTGACTTGTTACCGCTGTTATTGTTTGTCTCGTTAATTGTAGAAGCAATCATCTTTGGAGTGTCAAAGAAGTAGTTCTCATTTGGAATAAAGGCCGTATATGCAGTTGGTGTTCCTCCGTATGCAGACTCATTACCAGCAATTGATTTACCATTAAGAAGCTTGATTCCATAAGTAGTGCTAGTTCCCGGCAAGTTGATTTCCCTTACAATCGGGTACATTGAATCAAACATCTTGTTTTCGGTTGCAGTGACTGCTAATCCACCACCTTGTGCATCACCTGTTGCAGCTGATCCAGTTACTGTAATGGTGTATCTGTCTTGCTCAACTCCTGAGATAGTGTGAGTAGCATTTAGCTGAGAGGTTGTAAGACCACCGACTGTCGCAGCACCGGCAATTGTTACTGAGCTGCCAGTTGGCATGCCGTGGTTCTTGTGCTCAACCGTAACATCATTAGATGCATTTGTTGTAATCAGAGGAGAGGCTTCCAGCTGTCTTACAGGAATAGCCGTGTTGTGGAAGATACACTCGTTTGCTACCGACGTATTAAAGACCGCTCTTGAAATCTGGAACTTCAGGTCTTTTGTTTGATCGGCTGACCAGGTTGAACCGTTTTGTGACTTAAACAGGACACCTGCATAAGGTGCAGAAGAAATCCTACGAGTCGTTCCAAGAGAGTTCTGGCCAAGTTCTGCAATATAGGCTTCATATTCGATACTGTTTGCAAGCAGACAGATAGCGTATTCTACATTAGCTCTCAGGTAGATAGGAGCCGGGAATGTAAATTCTGTCACACTTGATGCATCGGCCGAAACCGTAACATCTGCTGCAGGTTTAACCACCTCACCAAGAGGAATAATCTCGGTTGTAGGATAACCGTTATCAACTGTTCTAATTTGCAGTGTGATAGGAATGTTTGCATCTTTCTTCTTAAAGAAGATACCAACCTTGGTAATAAATGCACCTTCCTGGTTGTCCACAATAAACGTTTGTGCTAATGGGTCAACCCATCCAACTGTTCTCTGACCTGTTCCAGTAACCTGAGTGTTAGTCTGAGATTCTTGGACAGACTCCTGAGTTAGTCGAGGAGATCTTAAGCTGACTTCCTGTGTGGTATTGATAAGACCCTGTGCAGAGTACTGAGCCTGAGCAGATGTAGTAATATTTGCATCTGTATCGTTGGCATCGTCAACCAGCTTAAAGTTACGTTGGCCTGTTCTAAATCTTACAGTTGAAGTATTAGGAATGTAGAACTCGCCGAATAATTCACCGGCGGCATCGGTAATGAGGTTACCACTTCCATCCGGGTGAGCAGTTGCAGATGCATTTGGCTCTGGATCGACAGGATTTGTTGAGAAGCGCGTAAAGTTTGCTTGAGTAATTTCTCTACAGAAAGCACTTACGTCAATACCGTCAAAGAATGGGAAGACTCTTGTGTTAGGCTTCATACGAGTAGCATGGAACTTAATTCTACGTGACCTGATAAACGGCGCAAAGTTGACATCTACAACCCTTTCACCGATATTAGTCTGAACTGTACCAGGAGCAATCCTTGCTCTTGTACCGGTTCTTTGTTGGCCTTCTACTCGTGTAGTAATTGTATTCTGGAAGAGTCTGCGGCCTTGTCTCTGTGTAGCACCGAACGCAGTACTTTCAGTACCTGTCCATTGAGTTTGCCACTCATTCCATACTGTACCAAAGACACCGTCATCATTCGAAAGGTTATTAACTACATCAAACAATCCTTCGTTGTCAATAATCAACTCAGGTCTTGTGTCGGTATCCTTCCACTCATCGCTTTCAGGTGTAAGATCGATTTGACCGATCCAAGCAAAGACATCGTAGGGGTTAACATTTTCATGCCCTGAAGCGAATGGCTGCTCAATAATGGTAGTGTTGGTATATGGCAATGAAAGAACATCGCCTGTAATCTGGTAGTTTGAAGAATCGGCAGCGGTCAGTGTAAAGTTCGTGTTGCCTTCATAGAACTGAGGTCTTGCTTCACCGTTAGTGCCGTCAATTGAAGTTCTGTAATCTGGATCAGAAACATCGCCTACGTTATGTCCATAGAATGGATCAACTACAAAGCCGTTCTTAAATCTATCGACGTTATTAGCATCAATGATTTGTTCATCGGCCGCTTCTTTTTCAAGTAGTGATAGGGATGTATAGTATTCAAGGTTGGTAATACGATCTTCAAGGCGACCAATGTCACGCATAGTAAATCGCTTGTTATCTCTAAACTGTACTCTTACGTCATCTGTATCAAATGTATAAGCATTTAAGAAGACAGTATAAAGAGTCATGCCGTCAGATGAATCTGCCGGAGTAGGAGGTGTTTGGCTACTTACACCCTTAATAACTTTAAAGTTACCGTTAGGATCTAAGAAGATCTTGTCAGTTCTTGGTAAGTAGAACTGGAAGTCCGAGATAATGTTTGAAGCAATCTTCGGCGTTTCAATTGCCAAAGCACCTGTGCCTGTAAAGTTTGCACCGGTATTATCAAGCCTTGGTCTAAAGTCAAGAACGTCTCTCAGCTGAACTGTAGAACCAGTTGACAGGTTATATGATGGGATATCCTCATAGGCAACCGCACCGTCATATGAATCAACGGAGAAGTAGTCACCGGCCGAAGCTGAGAAGAAGTCAAAGACAATCTTAATTCTACCTGTCGGAGCAAGTGCACCAGGTTTTCTGGTAATACTACCGATTGCATAGAAGTTATCTCTTTGTCCATTATCTACCGTGTACCTGTCAATAATGTTGACATCTGAGGTTGTAGCATTGGTGCTAAAGTCAGCAGCCATATGAACTGCAGTAACTCGATAAATGTCAGCTTTACCAAGTGAAATGGTAGTGGCTGTTGCTGTACCGGATGTAGTCTTATTAATCTCTTGGCCAGAGTTCAGAGTTTTCTGAGCTTCTTCTGCAAGTGACTTAATAACTGTTGCCACCACTGTAAGAGTTGCTGTACCTGATACACCTTGGCCTGTTAAGTCAATCTCAATGTTAATATTACCAGCCGAGCCACCGCCTGTACTTACTGTAACTGCACCTGTTGCAGCTGCATTATACACTGTGCCGCTATTGGCATCAGCGATGTAAAAGTCATTGGCGGTGATCGGCGACTGAAATACTTCGTTTGAGCCAGCACCAAGAGTAGCGTTTGCTACACCGTTTGTGGTTGTCATAGTAAGAACTCGACGAACCGTCATTGTGGTGTCAATGGCATTTGTATCTGTTCTGATTGTCTTAATAGCATCAAATGGCATCTTGTAAAGCAGGTTATTTGCACCTGTTTCGAAAAGCTGTGCTTGGCTTGAAGCTTGAACAAAGTCACCGCTAAAGTCACTGCCGGTTGAACCGCCGGTTGTTAAGAACTTTTCGGCATCTCCCTTGAAGGTCTTACCAGAGTTCATCTGCAAGTCAAAGATGTAAAGTTTATATTGTTCGGTGCCAGATCCCTGTGTGCCAGAGTGAAGTTCGATAGCTCTTACTCTTGCAGTACCTACAGTTGCTGAAGACCCATCAATAATGTTAATCTTTTCAAATTGATTAACATTTGGCAAGTTCATCGCCACACCGGAAGTCGGTGAAATCAGTGAATAGTTACCAAGCTGGAATGCAGTAACTGCGTTAACAATTTGTTCTGTGTCCCTTGCCTTATCTACGGCAACGTACTTAGTCTGTAATGTGTCGATTTCATAGCCTCGGACATATGCTTTACCAGGTTCAAGACCAACTGCAAGCTTGGCAGCATCACCGCCGTCAGCAGCTGAAAAGATACCACGATTATTGCCTGAAGCAAGGTGTTCCCTAACATCGATATTAAACGGTGTTACTGTATAGTTACCAGATTCGTCATATGTTCTTCTTGCAAGTGTTTCCTCAAGAATAGAATATTCGGTACTTCTAACATGCTTCTTGATAGCACCGTTTTCAACACGGAGTAATTCGATAAAGTTGGCGTCTGTAGTTTGAGCTGTAGTAAACTTAGCAAGCGTAAGATCAATCTTATAACGATGTGCACCAGGAGCAGCAAAGTTAGGTGATCCGGCCGCGTTATCATTAAGGCTTGTATCTTCGGTAGTAGTAGCGAAGGTTTCGGCGATATTAAGACCAACACGATATGAAGGAGTGTTGCTATACTTATCAAGCACCAGTGTCTGTGACGTTACAAAAGCAAAGATGCCATTGACATAGTATACGCCGGGCTGAATGCTTACAGCAGAACCGAATCCTACGTCAGTTGAGGCCGAACCAATTTCAGCGCCTCTTGTTACATTGCCGGAATCTACACCGGTAACAACTTCACCGGGAACAAATTCTTTTTGAGTGTTTGCAGTACCTGAGTTTGTATATTTGACAAACAGTGTAAGGGCATCACTACCAGTCGCAGCAGTAGTGCCAACCACTTTCGCAGTAACACCATTTGTCTGACCGGTAATTGTAATGCCTTCAAAGTTTGTTCTGTATGATTCAACATCGGCTGAATTATAGGAAGCATTGACTTTAATGAACCCGTATTCAAGGTCCAGAGCTGTACCGCCTGGGATGATCATCGATCCTTCTTTGAATAGGTGGTCACCAACGTTTGAGACTTGCTGCTGCAGAATAGTCTGCAACTGCGTCATTTCTCGAGCTTGGATCGCTACCGAAGGTCTGAAAAGAATACGATAATACTTTTCCTTAGGTGCTTTTCCGTCCGACCCCGCTGCGAGAAAATCGTCGTAGTAGGGTGATACATTAAAATCTGCCATGAGTTATTTCCTAAAATTCAATGACGAGCTTGATGTCTTCGATCTGGGCTGAGGCTCTTGAGATAGCCGATCTATTTTCCAGATACATGACCTGCCCTGAGTGTTTATCTATTTCTGGATCACCGAGTGAATCTACGGTTGCTGTTGCAGACCCTACAGTAATTTGTTCGGAGCCTTGGAAAGGTGTAAATCCAGTTGTAGCATCTTGGTGGTAGCGAATTACGTTTCCACTTGTATCTACTGAATCTATATATGCTTGTGCTCCAGAGGTACCTCCAGTGATAGTTGCATCTACTGCAAGTGTACCACTTAAGGATGAATATGTAATGCTCTTGTTCGCATTTAATGTAGAACCGGTTGCCACAGTTGTAGTGCCGTGATTGAATGGGTTACGAACAAGGCCGATTTGACGATAATCATTGTCGATCGGGAAGTCACCAGAACCTTCAGCACCGTCAAGCTTAACGTTTGACATTACGAAGAATCCAGCAAGTTCGGTTACAGGATCTGAACCATGACCGCCTTTTGGCGACATGACAGGTCTTGCAGCAGCAGCTGAACCGCCGCCTCCTGAGAATGTTACAACGGCATTTTCATAGCCGCTACCATTATCAGTAATGGTAACTGCAGTAACTGCACCGCCGGCTACAGTTGCAGTAGCGGTAGCACTTGTACCGTCACCGGTAATAGTTACTGTAGGCGCCGATGTATAACCGGAACCGCCAGCTGTAACTTCAATCCTGTGAATAGCACCGCTGTCAGCATTTTGCTGAACTTGGAACTGTAATGATCCGTCATCGGATGCTAGTGTTTTGACTGGCATATAAGCCGAAGTCAAGAATTTCGTTGCATCAACACCGGAAAGCGTAAACATGTATTTCCAGCGGTATCCATCACCGCCATCCGCTTCGATGTTGTTAGTAGTTGTGCCGGTTGGTTTGTTAACCGATGCACCCGGACCAGCAATGATACACTTATAGCACTTGAGTTCGTCTGTAAGGACGTAGTACTGCGTACCGGCCGGATCGACATTGTCGTCATATGCCGGATAAGTGTTACCTGAGATCCAGTTATATCTTGGAACAGCATGAGAAAGATCGCCTGTTGACATTTTCTTTGCCGCAATCATTCTTTGGTGTGCTGTTTGTTTATCTAAGTTTTTATCAACAGGAGTTGCAACTGTGGCATCTGAATTAGGCCACTGTTGGGATCTGCCAATAAACAGGTACATGCTATTGCTGCCAACGTCCGCAATGAAGTTAGCCGCATTCTGCACCCTGATTTCTTTAGTGACGATGGCTACCATAGTTTATATTTCCTCTTTAGTTATTTATATCTGATTAAGATATGGTTATGACCGATTCATAAGATAAATTAATCTTTAATTGGTCGATTGCCTGTTGGACTGTAAAGTCCTTGAAATCCTCAATAGTACCGGGAGGATGATCCGGTGGTGTAACTGTATATGCTGTATTTACCCCTGTTTCTGCGAGGGCTCTTGACTGAGATACAGTAATAGGTGTTGAATAAACTTCCGCATTTGGAAGGAACTTGTAAAGGTCAACATGTAAGAAGCTCGGGCCAAGCGGTGGCTGAGGCGCTGCACTTACATAGTCAATATCAACAAGAACCGGCAGATTTGCTGGTACTTCAACATCGGCCGATACAACATCAATGATAAGTGTAAAGAAGCCTGGGTCAATCTGTCTACCTGGCTGAGGATTATCCATAGATGCATCAGCCTGTGTAAAGATCACAACCTGACCAAAGAATGCAAACCCGGCAGGGTGCAATAGCTTCTTAACAGCATCTCTCCAGTAGTCAATCGTTTGACCTGTTTTAATTACATATGAGAATGACTGGTAATAGTAAGAGTCTTGAATCTTTTTCAGGTGAGAGATCTTACCGTCATCACCGGTCCATCTTTGGAATGTTTGGTCCCATTTACCGTCAGACGGCTTAAGAATATCAACCCTTGGGAAGTATAGTTCAACTGTATCGTTAAAGATCAAGTTAAACAACGCTACATATGAAGGTTCAGCACCTTTTGATAAGTAAATGTCGGTAACATTTTTATACAGCTTGACTTTATCTGCCAAGATGTTTTCCGGAATGGCAATTGCCAGTTCTCTTTGTAGGTATTCGATATAAGCATCTGCAGCACGGTCAAGATCTCGATACTGGGGGAGCGTGTTCAAGATCTTGGCCGCGCCATCATCCTGAGACAAGAACCTAAAATACGCTTCCGCAAAGGTTACAAGCTTAGGGTGATTTACGCGGATATTTTCCGGTAATGATGAGTTAATATCAAAATTCATTAGTATCCACTACTTGTTGGGGTTGTTACGTATCCAATACCAGCAACCGTACCACCAGTCGAAACCGTATCAACCTGAGGTGTAACTGTTACTTCATTTAAGTCAATCTCAAGAAGTTGATTTCGCTGAGGAGCGATGTCATTTGAGTTTGGTCGAGCAGTAATAGTAATATATGAACCATTGACTGCTGATGGACTGAATGAGTCAAGAGTAACAGTACCATTGACGATATCTACAGTACCTGCTTTTTGCTCAGATACAATCTTTTGGTTTGTGGTTGTAAGCCTGAAGATTTGGACATCTCTTGTAGTTGTTGATGTTCTTGTACTAAAGAGTGTATAAAGCGAGTTATCATAAGATGTTAAGCCGTGGTTGTTAAATGCCATTGGCATATAGAACGTAATGCCATTGAACTCAAGAAAAGTATGTGTATGACTTTGACCACTACCACCTGCAACAATGTCTCGGTTATTAGCCGCTTCAGCAGTTGTGTAAAGCGGATAGAAGTAACCTTTACTTCCTGCATAGTTTCCTGTTTCAGTACCGTACACTGCATAAGGGCCGGTAGATGCACCTTGGTCAACAGCGAATGTAGTAATCGGAGCATCCTGCAGCTGTTGTGTCAAGCCATTGAATGTAAATGTGGTTGAACTAATAATTGAATCAGCAGCTCCTACATTTGAGAAGAAACCGTTGTCGAAATTAACAACATATTTGAGCGCTTGGTTCAGTGTAGGAGTTAACCTCTTTTGAATTGACACGTTACATGTTGAGTTCAAAATGGATGTATCGGCGTTATCGATTTCACCAAGGAGTTGTGAATGTCTAAACACGCCGTCAAACTTTTTCAGGTTAGTATCGTTATAGTCTGAAATAACCTGCCGTACTTTCTGTGTAAGCTCACCGGCAGTAAGAGATGTCAGGTTAGGATCATACTTAACAAACACACCAAGCTTGATATAAAGGAATGTTGGGTCAATCAACTCAGGTGTAATCGAAACGATATTCTTTGGTTTTAGGATCGAGTCCTTAATAAAAGCTTTTTCAGATGCTGTAAGAGTTGCTGCGTTTTTCGGCTTAACCGAGACAAACACTTTACCGTATTCTGGAGGATCGTTTTCTTCACCACCCCAAACGCTAACCGTTTCAGCATTAGCATACTGATTCTTAATAATAGTGCTGTAATCATCGGCCGTTACCACTCGGTTTTGTGAAAGGAATGATAAAGGTGCGTTAAAGCGAATTGATTCAATATCTTCTCTAGCTGCACCACCGGCCGCTTTATTGACCAAAGCAAGAGTAACATTTGTATTACCCTGGATGTTGCCTTCAAGTGCAAAGGAGGTGGCGTTATTTGCTTCAACACCATCGGTTACAAGATATTCAATCGAAACCACGTTACCTGCTGCAAGCTTTTTACCAAAGGAGTTGTCACCAAAGTAAATTTCATATTTGCCGTCCAATCCTTCCTGAAGGAAGTACACTTCGGAAGTACCAGTGACGTTTACAATATTACTTACAAGCGAGTAGATGTCCGAGTTCGAGCTGGCAGCATTAGGAAATACTTTTACTACCATCGAGTTTGTATCTACATTCGTATCAGGAATTTCATATTTTTGACGAGTGTCTGAGTCATCAACCGTATAGGTAAATGTCTTAAGTGTACCTTGGTTGATTCTCAAAGCCGAAAATTTATAAACTCCACCAACCGGCGATATTGTTTTTGATTCAAGGTTAACAAAGTTGAATTTCTTATTGTTAATAGTAGAACTAAACTTTGTACCTCGAGAAACTGTAAGAGATGATGGCGTACCAGAAGGGCTGTTTACCGTAACATCGAGGTCAGCAAAAGGAGAGGTACGAGATCTTGGCAGGTAACCGAGAGATTTTGCATGGCTTACAATATTGTTTCTTACCTGTGCTGTATCAAGATAAAGTTCGTTTGCTTGGACGTTTGCGTTAAATGCGTTATAGAAAGTATTATATGCTAAGACATCAATTAGGGTTGATAATGCACTTCCTTCGAAGTCATAGTCAACCAGTTCAGTCTGGTTCTGCATAAATGTTTTAAGGTTTGCTCTGATTTGATCGTAGTCAAGTTCAGTAACATTTAACCTGTTTTTTGAAACTGTAGTTGCCATTACTTAATTCTCTCTAGGTAAAAGTCAACGTTTTCTTGTTGACCGGTTGACACGAGCGCAAAGTAAATTTGAATATTGTACCTATTGAAGTCCTGGTTGTCGGTAACGCGGACATCTATTAAACTAACTCTTGGTTCAAAGTTTTCAATAGTATTTACAATCTCTTTTTGTAGCTCAAGTGCAGTAAAAGGATCGGCAAGTTCGAATAGTAATCCCCTGATTCGCGATCCAAGTGCAGGCTGAAATGGTCTTTCACCCTTGTTTGTTAAAATAAGATTGCGGACACTCTGCTTAATAGCTTCGGTGTCTACCTTTCTACCAATATCACCATTATTAGGATTGGCGATAAAATTAAAATCGAAATCACTATATAGATTGCTTCTGGCTCGAATCTTCGATCCAAGTGCATTGTCACTTTTTGTTTGTGTTCTTGCCATGCTACTATTTATACTCTATTAGTTGGATAAACTCCAGGCTGGCCGAGGTTTTCTACGGTTTCTATGCTGTTCATAGTCGATGATATTTTGTTTATTATCGTCCATAAGTGTTTTAATTTGAGACCAAACGTCTTTATCACTCTGAGTAATATCGCCGTAGATTCCACCTGCGTTGAAGCTATCTTCTGTTGGTGTAAAATCTTTCATTGCCAGCTCACCAGTAAACGTACCCCTGTATCCTACCATGAGAGTCTCGATTACTGCTACCCTTGCATCAACAAATCCATATTCATCTACCATTGCATCATATTCGTCAATGTATTTTGTCAAGTAGTCTGGCATTTTCCCTTGCTCTTCAAGCTGCTTAATTGACAAGCCTGTAGCTATTTCGAGATCAGCCAGTTCATCTTCATATGCTTCATTAGCTATTTCAAAATTTTCAATCTTAATACTTACTTTATCCGTTTCATCTTGGTGATGTGTATTTTTAATTTCAATGACTGCATCTGCATAAGCATTAAAGTCTCTCATTATCTCGAAATAATTCCTGTCGGACGTTTTCATATGAGGAAGAGTGGAAGGCTTTTTATCCGGTTGAATATCTTGATGTTCAGTCACTGTTTGAACTGGAGCTGCAGACTCTTCTGGCGTTACAGCATTTGTTGTCGGAGTTGTAACGGCCGGAGCTTTTGTTGCTTCTTTCTTTGTTCCATCATCTGCGGTTTCAATAACTTTATTTGGAAAAGTTGAACACGGATCAAAGTCTAACAAAGATGTAGGATCTGTGACGGCTCCTGTAACCACATTCGTCATTTCATCAATGTAGCCTTGTATCTCAGAATCAGATAATACGTCACCCCAAGTGGCTTGAAAGTTTGCAATTTGAGTAGGCAACTGAGTCAATGCTGTGTTAATGTCTGCAGTCGCTTGGTTAACTACGTTGTTAATATCTTCTTGTAAGTTTGGAACAGCTACACTTGGCAAAGGTACCTTAACCGAGTTCAAAGCTGTAATGGCTTCGGTTGCCTTTGATTGCAAGTCAGCCAGTCCAGCTTTACCTTGAGCAAGCGCGGCTTTGATCTCATCTCTTTTTTCGTTTAAAGCATCAAGTGCTTCACTCTTTCCGCAATTTAATGTCATGATGTTGCGTACCCTAATGCACCTAGTGTTGTCTGAGCCCATGGATATTTAGGCAAGTCGCGACGGCTGCCTCCTGAGCCCCATGCTCTTGTAGCTCCAATATCGATATGTGTAAACGTATTATAGATACCGAAACCTCTAAATCCTGCGTTATATGCCTGTTGAATAAAGTTTTGCCTCTGCGCGTTTGTCCAACCGGTTTGAACGATATCAAGCGCCAACCCTTGAACATGCATACTGTTTCTTGCACCGCCAACTTTGGCGTTATATTCCGGCGAGCGATATGCACTTGTAATATCAAGTGTAAGTCCTAATGCAGCTGCTGTGGCCTGTGCATAATCAATAACTCTTGGGTCCACTCTTGAGTCAGTATGAGGCAAGAAGTTCAATGCGGTACCTGACCCAGGTTCAAATGTACTTGGACTTGTGCCGCCATCAGCAACTTCGGTATTCTGTACACCTGCAATATTATTAGTAGGACTTGTATTACTAAATCTTGAGGTTGCAATACCACCGTCACCATACTCACCAAGGTCGTTACTATTTGCAACGTCTACACCAAGTGCAGCTTCTTCAACTTCAATGCCGGCATAGGCCTCCTGCGAGAATGCTTCAATTTCCGCCGGTGTACCTACATTTGGTGTAAATATTGCTACACCGAGTTTAGCAGTAACAGCGCTCTTAGCTGTAGCTACAAACACGTTGGACGCTCCACTTGTCATAGCTCCGGCATCGGCTGCAGCTGTAATAAACGTTGCTTTTTTACCGTGCACAAAAACAGTAGGTGAACCTGCTCCTACAGTTGCAACGTGCGGTGCACATGGAGGATTTGGCGGAAACGGGTGAGGAACTGTAGGATCAGTAACTCTTGCGATTAATGCTCCGTTTGCATATACATTACCTTGACCTGGAGTATCCAAAGTCGTAGTGGCTGCACAGATATGACCTGTGGTTAAGCTATCTCCCTGTCTTGATACCGGTTGTACTGCCATTAGTTTAGATCAATCCTAGCACCGTTAATGTCAATATTGCCTGTAACATTATCAGTGTATGTGCCGCCGACATTGTTTTCTGTATTTCCTTCTACTACTGTGTTCAAGTTTGCTTTTGTTTCGAGATTCATATTTGTTTCAGATGCTGCTTTGAGGTGGCCAGTTGTAGATAACTCAAAGCCCTGTGTACTAGCAAACATTTTAATTTCATTCAGGCTTATAAGGCTCAGGCCATTAGTAATTACTAAGTCTTCGGTATTACCAATTGTAGTGTCTCTTGCCCCATCAACAATTCTTGTTTCATCGCCGCCAATTCTTTGCAAATACTTTTCAGTTACATTACAACCAAAGTCCTGGCCGATTTCAATATGCTCAGACTTTGCAATCGATGATTGGCGAGTTCCTCGAATAAGTTCTGTTTTGTTTCCTACCACCTCAAGGTGATAATTACCCTTGACGAGTTGCTTGAAGTCTCCATCAACTGTCATGTTGACGGTACCTTTGACATAGATGTGATCATCACTCAATACAGCTTTATAGTTTTTGCCTACAATCGTAGTATGAGTTGTTCCGTCATTTAAGATTTCGCGATTAGTTCCACTCATATGAAACTCTGAAATACGTGCAGCACCCGGTGTGTCGTCAACTTCAAGTACGTGACCTGATTCAGTTTGCTCTACTTTGTTATATGGATATAAAGGACCTCTTCCTCCCAGTGGCTGAGGCATTGACCATTTAACTCTTTCATAGTATGCATCAGGTTCATCTTGAGCTAGCGATGTAACTTTATCTGGTACCGCGGTATCAACATCAATCTTACGCTGTTCAGTTTTTACAATGTATGAAGGGCTTTTCTTAAATTCACCGGCTTGGGCATAAGGTGTATCTGAACCTTTGATTCTCTGTGGGTTGTTACCCGAAGGATCAGCAAAACCCTGAGAAGGTAAGCCACTTAATCCGGCGTTGCCGTGAATACTTCCCATAATAAATGGTGTTTGCTTTGACGGCCCGTCCATGTAAAAACCTACAACCCACGAGCCTTGTTGAATGCCAGTAGGACTTACGCCTACACCACCAAGAGAGGCAGATGTTGGAGGCAACATGATCTGAGCCCAGGGTAAATCCTCGGTTGGAATTTTTGTTTTGTCGGCAGTGTGGTCGCCAAAGACTCTTACTCGTAATCTGCCTAATCTTTTAGGATCATTGCGGTCTTCAACGACTCCAATAAACCAACTAAATGTTTCACTAATTTGCATCGTCGTGATCTCTTTCCATAGTATCTCTATTCACTTCAACCATTTGAGTATACTGATTTTTAATAATATGGAAGCGGTGTTTTATAGCACTAATAAAATGCTTACCAGATCTTCTCTGGTCTTGAACTTCCGATTCATTTGTTTTATCTGTTAGAACGTTTTTAGGAATATACAGATTGATTGTTTTACCAACCTGCAAATTTTTATCTCCTGGTAAAGCAAACTTGTAAATATAATTTGACATCATGCTTTCGACATGGTTTTTAAATGGTGCAATATTCAACGCATCTTCATTATATGACATATGAGATGGTGCTTCAAATGCACTAGAAGAATATGCAAAAATAATATCACCCGTTTTATATCCGCTCACATCAATGTCATCATACTTCTTTTTGTCTGATATAACTTTATGTTTGCTAAGTTTTGGAAGTGAATCAAATCTTTCTGCGTAGTTCCATTGAAGTGTGTTAACTGTTTTTTGTAAAGTATCTAATAATATATAGTCTTGACCAAAAGCTCCATCAAGAATGTTTTCTGCTGTTGGTGTATTTCTTACTGACTCAAAAAGCATGGCCATATCGAGTTTTTCAACAACGTCTGCATCAGCGCCGTCCATTGCTTCCTTCTTAGATCGCGGAATGTGTTCTTTACTTGTAAATACAGTTCTATTTTCTTCCGGCTCAGCTTCGTAAAGATCTCTTACTGAAGCAAGCTTAAGCCCATCGAATAAAGTGTTCCATAAAAAGAAAGGATCATTATCCTCACTTCGAGCTCTGTTGACTAGCCAGCTAATTGTATCATATGGCCTCCACCCAGGAATAACACATTGAAATGCACCAGACGTAGGTGTGGTTTCGATTGTTGTTCGCAAATACGTTTCAACAACTTCTGTTATGATAGCATCGATTGATCCTTTAAATGACTGTGAAATAGGAGATAACGCATTCCAATAATATGCTTCTTCTACAATTCGAAGTTGGTATACATTTGTAAAATCATTTTGTCTTTCAACATTTTCAATTGACCTTACATAAAATGTAAATTGTTTTTCGTAGCCATTGGATCCAGGCCTTGTTACAGTAAATTCAATTTTTTCTTGTCCGACAATAGGGAGTTCAGCTAAAAGACCTGCGCCATCAACAATTAGCATCACCCCTGTTAGAACAGGCGTGTATATGGCCTCATTAATATCAATAGCTTGAACAATGTCCGTGATATCAATAATCTTGCTTTCGGTTGTGCTCGTAATTTTAATCTGGTCAACTACTACATCTGTAGGTTGGACCAGAACCTGTGGATCAGCCATTAATAATATTCCTGAATTGTTGTGCCACCTCTGCTACTTTTGCAGGTTTGATCACTTTAATTCTTCTTCTCTTTTCATTTTCATCGTTTTCATATTGTTCATTCGTTATAGTCACTGCACCGGCAGTACCTTTTGGAACAATACCGTCTGTTGTAGTAAAGTGATGAGCCGCATTCTTATATGCAGCTTCTCCGGTAATAACTACAACGTCATTTGAAGTTTGCCCTTGAATGGATTCAGCTCTAAATGTGCCGGATTTAGTATTGATTCGAATCCAACCAAGATTTGGGTTTTTCTCTACAACAACTCCTGTTGCCTGCGACAAGATACCTTGTACTGTCTCACCGATGTCAAGCTTGTTAAAAAATGCATCACTTGAATTAAGCACATGACCCGGATATAATAAGTCAATATGATCATTAAGTTGAGGCGTTGACATAGGCCAGTCGCTATAAAGATTTTTCATTTCTTGATTTACAAGAAAGAACGTCCAATAATAGTCAGGTGTGCCATATAAAATATTTGAAACGTGATCCGGTCTTTCGCCTTCACCTACACTATAGAACGAATAAAGTGAGATGTCGTCAATTGCGGAGTCATTAATAACTTTTGCAAAGCGAAATACGTCAACGATTTCTTTAGTGTCTTTGTTGTCATCAAGATCGTATTTGAGTTTAGGAAAGTACTTAAAATACTTCATGTGACTAATCCTCCTGCACTTACTGGTCCGGGTGAGGGATTAACTAATGTTGTTCTTTTTCCGAGAGTCCTAATAGCATTTCTGTCAAGAGCTTTTGTTTCCTGGAAACTCAATGTTAAGTCAATTTCATTTGGTGCACCGTCATTCATCAGCGCCGGAGATGTTGGGTTATAGTTTACTGTTACTGCAGTACAATATGCATGTGCAAAAGGCATAATCCAAGGATTCGGTCCATTGATACTTACAAACCCAATCTTAAATAGATTTGGATACTGATATGATGCGCCTCCTGCAATAAGTTCGGGATAGCTGTGTAAACGAATAGTATGAATAATATCTTCAATAACTCGAGCTTCTGAAGAATTAGATGGAATCATTTTGAAGTTTAATGCGAGTTGGCGAAAAGTCGGTGCTTTAAAAAGCATTGCAGCTCTAGGGTTAATAGCAACACCTGCCGCAATAGCTGCAGCTGCACCGGCTGCAGAGTTTCTTGCAGCAATGTCGGCGGCAACTGCTGTTGCTGCTTGACCTAACACTGCTGCGCCAGATGCCAATCCGCCTCCATTAATTGCCTCATTGGCAGATGCAGCAAGAGCTGATGTAATACCAGTTAATTCTGTATTGTCATAAGTTAAACCGTCTGAGAAAGAGATGGCCTGCGGCATATACAATTTAATGTTTCCAAGCTTATTGCCAATTGGAGTATTTCCTGCCAATGCATCTGAAAAGCCATTGGTTTTTCTTTCCACAATATCAATGTCAACCCATGCAGGATGACCTTCGGTATTTTGAGGAAACCTCATGTTTGAAAAGCCTGAAGAGCCAACTCTATTACTAGATTGTTCGTCTACTTTCGAGTCTAGAGTTTGTTCAGGTTGCTGTTCAGAAGCATTATTCACGCCGAATGCTTCCTTTTGATAATTTAAATCAGTACTACCAATATCGGCCATAATTTGTGCTCCTAAAATCTCTTATAAGTATTTATATGACTTACAAGGGTCGTTACAAAGTAAAAAACTACAAGAAGTATAAAGGTGACCCCACGAAAGTAATCTATCGTTCGTCTTGGGAACGGGCTGTGTTTCGCTACCTTGATGGAAACGAGGATATACTTGAGTGGAACTCTGAGTCATATGTGATTCCTTATCGCTGTCGCACAGATAATCGTATGCACCGTTACTTTGTGGATATTTATTTCAAATACAAGAACGGCAAAAAGTTCCTTGTTGAGATCAAGCCGAAGTACCAAACGGTCCCTCCAAAGAAACCAAAGAGACAGACAAAGAAGTATCTTGCCGAGGTAAATACATATTTGAAAAATGTTAGTAAATGGGAAGCGGCTGATCGCTGGGCTAAAGATCGTGGCTATCATTTCCAAGTCTGGCATGAAGACACATTAAGACAAATCGGTGTTAAAATCCTTAAGGGTTAAAGTATAAATAGAAGTATGGCAGATTCATTATTCCAAAAACTACAATTTCAGGCTTTCAGAGCTGGCATCCCTCCTCGCACCGACGAGGCGCGTAAGTGGTTCAGGGACAAAGTCAAGAATATGAGGGGTATCAATAGGCAATCCCTTATGAAAGATGAACAACTCGTAAGAACTGCTCGTCCAAGAATGGGCGAGATGTATATGTTTTTCTATGATCCAAAACACAAGGAGACGTTGCCGTATTACGATACATTCCCTTTGATCATTATGGTCGAGAAAGCACCTGGAGGTTTCTATGGTTTGAACCTTCACTATCTTCCTCCTCCTTTAAGAGCTAAGTTCTTCGATGCGTTGATGGAAACAATGAACAATAATCGTTATGATGAAACCACAAGGTTTAGAACAAGATATAGGATCCTCAAGAGTGTCCGAAAGCTTCGTTACTTCGAGCCTTGTTTTAAGCATTACTTGACCAAGCATGTTGAGTCTCGTATTATGAAGGTGGAAGCTCCTGAATGGGAGATTGCTTTATTCCTACCAACACAGAGATTTAAGAAAGCTACTGCCACTAAAGTTTATACAGATTCTAGGAAAATGTTGGCATCATGACGTACCCCGCAAACATAGACTCGCTGAAGTCTACAATCGGCAGAAGAACCGGACTCGCAAAACAAAACAGGTTTGCAGTCTATATGAACTTACCACTCATTAGTATTGACGTTGGAAATATCTTAACGAACGTACTGTCCGGTAACTTCAATCCCCTGCAACTTATCAACGATCCTCGCGACATTTCGCTTCTTTGTGAAACTGCAACGTTGCCGGGTCGTAACATTGCTACAAACGAATACTTTACAAACATGAAGGCTCGTAAGATGCCTTATGGCTACATCAACGATGATGTATCTTTTACATTTCTTTTAACTGGTGACTATTATATCAAAGACGTATTTGATGGATGGGTCGGTAAGATCTTCAACCAGGAAAGAAAGACACTCGAGTATAAAGACAGTTTTGTATCGGAAGTTGAGATTCAACAATTGAATGACCAGAATATTCCAATCTATTCTTGTAAATTGTTGAAAGCCTTTCCGGTAACAGTGAGTGCTGTTGAGTTATCTAACTCTTCAGAGAACAGTGCGGCAAGAGTAACAATTACTTTTGCATATGATGATTGGGCTGAAACAAGCACGACCGGCTCTGCGATCGCTGCTAAAATTGGAAATGAGATATTTAAGAGGTTTTAATAATGGCTTTACCAATGGTTAATACCGCACGCTACTCGGTCTTTCTTCCGGGGTGCGGCAAAGATGTGGAATACAGACCTTTCTTTGTAAAAGAACAGAAAGTAATTATGCAGGCTGCCGAGAGCGAGGATCCAGCTCAGATCAGTACTGCGACAGCAGATATGATTAAGGCATGCACATTTGAGAAGCTTGAGGTAGATGACCTGACTTCTTCTGATGTGGAATATCTACTGTTAAAAATTCGTACTAAAAGCGTAGGTGAAAACGCAAAGGTGACTCTCAAGTGTCAAAAGTGCGATCACCCGATCGAGCACCAAATTAATTTAGATGCAATTGAACCTACAGGATCAGAAACTGGTGAAGTAAAAGTTCAAGTCAACGATAGCATTGGTGTATGTTTCCGGATGCCTACAATTGGTAAGCTCCGTAAATTTATGACCACTGCTGGTGGCCGAGCCGAAGACACTGTACTAGCAACGATTGCTGCTGCAGTTGATTATGTTTATGATGCTGATCAGGTGTATCCATCATCTGACCAAACACCTGAAGAAATTATCCAGTTTATGGAATCATTGAACGCTGAGCAGTTTGGCAAAGTTCAAACGTCGTTTGATGAGTTCCCAAGACTGGTGCATGAAGTCGAATACAAATGCGACCAGTGCGGAAACGATAACAAAATAACATTAGGAGGTATTGGCGATTTTTTAAACTAGCCCTTTCTCATGATTCTCTAGAGAACATGATTCGGACGAACTTTGCATTATTACAATATCACAAGTGGACTTTAACTGAGATTGAAATGATGCACCCGTGGGAAAGGGAAATTTACGTGGCCTTATTATTGCAATCAATTGAAGAACAAAACGATCGCCTTAAAAAATAAATGGCAGCACAGAAAAAATTAGAACCAAACTCAGATTATGAACATTTCGATATTGATGGTGACGGAGTAGTTACCGACGAAGAATTAAGAATGGAAGCTGAAATGATGCGATTAGAAAATGAAGACAAGAAAGAAGATGCACAGCGACGTATGGCGTGGTTTGCTCTTATTGGCTTGCTCGTCTATCCAATAGGTATTGTAATAGCTGATTTAATTGGCTATGAAACGACCGGACAGCTACTTGCCAATATTGCACCGACATACTTTGTTGCAGTTGCAGGTTTAGTAGGTGCGTTCTTTGGAGCTCAGGCCTATACTAAAACTAAAACTCATTCGGCATCATCATCTGACAAACCAAGACCACCTAAACCACCAAGGATGTAATCATGGCTGAAGCAGGATTTATCGAACTCATTGAAAAAGTAGAGCAGAGTAATACTCACCTACATAAGGTTGAAGAACATACTCGCAACTCGAGGAGACACCTCCTTGAGATGAAGAAGACTATGTTCGACATGGCGCAAGCCACGGAAATCCTTGCTACGCCAAATGAAGAAGAACGAAGAGAAGACGTTGCTCGCCAGGAAAGATTAATTGATGCTGTTCAAGGAATTGGACGCGGGGGACCTGGAGCTAGCTCAGCTGAGAAAAAAGGTGGCGGCGGAGGAATGCTTGGCGGCCTTCTTGGAGGAGGTGCCGGTGGTGCACTTGGTGGATTCCTAGGAGCAGCCGGTATCGGTGTCGGTGCGGCTACAGCAGGCCTTGGTGTATTGATGGCCGGCGGTGGATTCCTTCTTGAAAAACTTGCTGAGTTTGACGGTGAAGCTGTAAAGAAAAACGTTCTTGCATTAACAGACATTGGCGATGAGCTGGTAGCAAAATCAGGTTCAATGAAAGAAGCTTTCAAAGATGGCGGCCTTCTTATGTTTATGCTTGGAGGATTAGGTACAGCACTTATTGCCTTCGGTGCTGGAGCTGGTATTAATGCCGCTGTTGAAAAGTTTGCTGGTGATACAAAATGGGCCGAAGCTACAAAGAAAAACGTAGAAACTCTACTTGGAATTGCTGACCTAGATTATACTGCTGCAGATATAGCAGGTGTGTCTGGAGCGTTAGGTGCATTAGGTGTTGCACTAGTATTATTTGGTGCAGGTAAAACCGTTGCTACTGCTGCCGATGGTATCAATGCAACTGTGGATAAGTTTATGGGTACCGGTGACTTTGCTCAAAACACGGTCGATAATGTCAAGAAGCTTCTAGAACTTTCCAGCATACAGATCGGTGATGTTGGAAAAGTTTCGGTTGCTCTTGGTGCTTTAGGCGCTGGCCTTGTACTCTTTGGCGCAGGTAAAGCTGTAGCCGGTGTAGGAGATCTTGCAACTGCAGGAGCAACTGCTGCTGGAACAGCCGCGGGCGTAGAAACCTTTATGAATGGTGATGGATTTGGTAAGCGTATCCATGACGAAGTTAAAGATCTTTTAGCGATTAATAGTCTTATTCCTTCTGATAGTGGAGCCTTTGCAGAAGGTGGCAAGTTCCTAGTAATTATGAGTGGATTGTCTGCTGGTCTTGTGGCATTCAGTATAGGTAAAGCTGCGTCTGCTGCAGCTGATGGATTGCAGGCTGGTGTTAGTCAGTTTAGTGATGCAGGCAACGCTGGATTTGCACAGAGAATTAAAGATGAAGTAGATGTACTTTTAAGCATTGCTTCAACACCTATGGTCGAACCAGTGAAGTTTGTTTCTACCATGACAATGATTGGTAGTGGTCTAGCGGTGTTTGCAGTAGGTGAAGCTGCAACAGCTGTAAGCGGATTCATGAGTACATTTGCTGGAGAAGGAGATCAAAGTACTGCTAAAAGAATTAAGAGTGAAGTCGACTTACTCTTAAGCATTGGTCAAGACGGTGATCTTGATAAGTCAGCTAAAGCTGCCGAAGCAATGGGTAAAGTTGGTTCTGCTTTAACAGTGTTTGCTGCAAAAGAATTTGTTGGATCTTTAGCCAATGCTGGTTCTGCAATTGTAAACTTCTTTAGTGGTGGTGAAGGACCGTTTGAAAAAATTAAAGCTCTTGCAGATGACGCAGATGATCTTGAAAAAGCAGCAGGTGCAATTGGTGCTGTTGCTGAAAACATGAATAAGATTGCCAACATTCGAATTGGTCGTAACACGGTTAATTTTAAGAAGTTTGGCGAAGATCTCAAAGAAGGTGTGCCTGCTATTGAGGCTGCTGTACTTGGTGATGAAGGTGGTATATTCTTCGGCGATCCTATTCAAGGCTTGTCAAAGAACTCGCAGCAATTTGCTGCAGCAGCAGACAATATTGCAACTCTTCGCACAGCTCTCGGCGATTCAGCACCGACAAGTATCACTAATAACTACTATGGCGGTGGCCCAGGCCAAGGTGCAGCTACTGCGATTCCAAACACACCTCCTCCAAGTAATAATGACGGCGTCCTCAAGAGCGGAAGTGCTCATGCAGATGCCAGTGATTCCTCTGCAATTATCAAAAGCGGAGCTCACCCAAGAGCTGCCGCTATGCAAAGATTACAAGGATTTTAAGAAATAAAAAAGGAGGCCGAAGCCTCCTTTTTCTTTAGCCATCATTGGCCAATCGAGCAAAGTAAGATAACGTATCATCTTCATCTTCACTTTTCATCTCCGGTTCGTTGCTCGTAGGAATGGATGGAGAGGGAGCAACAGTATCCAGAGAAACTGCTTCAGCCGTAGTCATAGGCTGAGATTCACCAAGGGTTCGCATAAGCTTTTCCTTCAGTTCATCGTAGCTTTTGTAAGTCTTAGGATCAAGGAACTCCTGAAGACTATATAGACGATTATAAACACCTTCAAGTTGTTCATCATCACCGTTATGCAGTGCCGTTTGACCTGCAAACTCAGACTTATCATAGTTGCGGTAACCCTCAACCTGACGAATCTTCAGTTTAAAGTCGGCACCTTCCCAGAAATCAAATGGATTAACCGGTTGCTCATCCTGGAACTGAGGCTGCATGAGATCCATGATCTTATCGAAGATCTTCTTACCAAACTGGTAAAGGAAGACTTTACCTTCGTTGGCTGGATTCCCAGGGTCAGATACCACCATGATGTTGGTGACATAATGAAGCCTACGCTTACGATCACGGACCGTTTGCTTATCTTCATCCCTTCCAGTATTCCACAACTGAGAGTTCATTTCCGAAACAGGATCCGGCATACCAATTGAAGTCAGAGACTTTTCGATATACCACATTCCGCTCGGGCCTTTGAACCCATGGTCCCAATAACGAACCCAGGGGAGATCCTCGCCCTCTGGTGCTGGGAGAAAGCGAATCACCGCGTAACCATTACCGGCTTTATCAACCGTTGGCTTCCAGAATCTATCATCTTTGTAGGATTTCTGTTCGCCTCCACCGCCAGTAGCTTGGGCGGCTTCGGTAAGTTTGGAGATGTCGCTAAGACGATTTTGTTTCATTGCTGCAAAAGACATATTTTACCTCGTATGTTTGTATGTTGCTGAATTATCCACATTTTTCATAATATAGTATATTATACCATAGTTTCACTATGATGTAAACCCCTTCAAGATAATTTTTTTGAACTTATCCTGATCAATGGGTAGGAATGTCTTATACTTTCGTATGAGACGAGACACGTCAGGCCAAACAATCGTTTCAGTGATTTGCCTGTCTGCCCTCTCCATAAAGTTGGTAAGCTTATCTATAATGACAACAGACTCAAGAGTAATGCTGCCACTTAGGTATTCCTTCACAATGAGAGGGTGTGTATCAATAGCAAAAAGATCATCAAAGTTGGTAACCTTTTCGCTGAGTTTATTTATATCATTCGTAAACGTATAGCTTAACGACTGATACTTCTTCTGCCAGTCTTGGTAGACCTGCTCTCCTTCCAGCATATCGCCAATCCATGTATTCTCATTTGTAAACTGAGAAACATAAAACTGGACTAGCTCATCTGGCTTGTCAAACTTCTTACCAACTTTGGCAAAATGAAATTTGTCGCGACGTTTCCAGAAAGACTGCGGCTTGACCGATGTCTTGAAGTTATACTTCGAAGCATCATAGTCGTCAGTTTCAAAGTGAAGCTTTAATGCCATATAGTATCTGTATGCGTCGTATGGTTCCATTCTCATATTGGTAGTGTTGCGCCACCCTTCATCATGTTCAGGTCGATAGCCTCAGCCTCGATCTTCTTCTTGAGAATGGGGTTAATTAGGTTTGCAATATCGCCGGTATCCAGATCGCGGTCTTTGCAGACCTCACATACCGCGTCAATGACGGGCATAGGACGATCCTTAATCTTTTCCTCGACTAGTTTAGCAAACCTCTTCTTTGTCAAAATCATTGATGTCATTTATTCCACCTGTAAAATATATGGTTGCCGATAATAAGAACAGGCTCTTTGCTCTCAGCCCATTCAGGATGGACGTAATCTGCATGGTAATGAGTAGCTCCGTTAGTAAAATCAGAGTATGCAGATGATCCATGAAACTGGTAGATCTTATAGGCATATGCCGTTATGACCTCGTAAATGTCAAGATCTTGTTTTGGTATTGTATCTCCTTTGCCATCACAGTACCAGCTAAACTGGCAACGGTGGCGAATAGGATAGTGAATCGTCGGATCTTTCCAAGACGCGCGAGTTGGTCCTTGTTCTACTACTTGACATACTGTATTCGGATAGCGATCATCGTCAACGCGATTCATAGTAACAAGAGCTACAGCAATCATACCTTTGATTGGCTGGTTCCTTGCTTCCCAATACATGTTATCTGCCAGACATTTCACTTCTTCATCGATGCTGATGTCTGCATGAACCGGATAGCAGGAAGACATAATCATTCCTGCTGCCAGCATAGTAACAAGCGATTTAATCATTCCAAGTCGCCAAAGGTTCACAGGTTGTAGAGTCATAGTAGTCTCCTTCTTTCATTGGGAGACGTGTAGCTGTGTACTTTACAACACGGTTATCTTCAAGGACGTAGCTTACTACTTCCTGCTTGATGATGCGGCCGTTGTACTTACCATCGACTGCATCTTTAAATGGTCCTGCTCCAATCATAATACCCTCACTAGAATTGTATCTTTGTTGATCCGCGGAGCTGGTGTCCGCGTTTTAGTTGTAAGTGTTTTCCACGCCTTATCAATTTGAGCTGTTGACTTGTTTTGGACGATTGGAAGGAACTCATCCGGCTTACGGAGAGTAACTTGCCTTGACACGCCTTGGTCAACATTCTTAAGAGTAGAACCACTCACTTCGAAACCCTGACGATTGTTTGTGACGTATTCGGTAAGTACCTTGTTCTTTGTATTGAAGGTATACAGACGTTCACCGCCAGGAATGGATGTGGCTGCCACGGATACAAGCTTGAAGTTCTTGTCTTCCTTAAGGTATTGCATCTTCGCGACTTGCTTGTCTGCGGTGCGAACCTTAGGAGCCCTGGTCTTACGCCGTGCTTTTGCTGCGGACTTGACTTTGTCAAGATCGGCAAGCATTGCTTCACAGTGCTTCATACGACGCTTGATTTCTGGCCGCTTGAGATGTGAGTAGCCTTCTACGGCTTGTTCACATCGCTTATGGTAAGCATCACTGTAATCTAAGAGCCAGCCGTCAAGCACTTTACGGACTGGATCAACGGCTTGATTTGATAAGCCGTGTTTGAGAAACTGTTGATACATGTCGAACTCAGGCTTTTCGCCTGCGATCCATGCATCCTCAAGATCGTCAAGGTCAGACATAATAGTATTATTGATCTTAATCCTTAGACGTTCTTGAGGTGTCAAAACGATTACGTTATCTTTCTTCTTTTGCTCGGCTTTCTTCTTAGCAATAATTTCCTTGCCAGGCTCAATCAAAGAACTGATACGCTCGTCCAAACGATCATGGTAACACTGCTGAGTAGGCGTAAAAGTGCCGTCATTGTCAACATACCAGATTGTAGCTGCTATATAGCTGTATGCCGTCCAATGATACTCAGGGTTTGCAAGGATGGCAGCAGCATCTGATTTGGAATATGTTTTCTTGACATAGTCCTTGCAGATGCTTGCAAGAGTCTTCTTATCCAATTCATAGTGAAACGCGTAAAGGACGTGATCAAAGCCCTTATCTGCCTGCACTGCAGCCAGACCACTACGTGCGCGGCGGACAATCTTTTTCTTACGTGCTGCCATACTTACGTTCTCCTTTGTTAGTGCTACATTTTTTTGACTGCCATAATTTCAGGCCAGTCGGTTGAGGCCACTTCTTGTGAGGGCTGGCTAGACCCACCTGCATCTTAAGTTTAGTGTCGTTAGCAGGCTTAACCGTGTTTATACTCACTCGACAATCCATATTAGAAGTTGAAGTCATAGAACTTGATAGGCTCATCTGCCAGCTTGTAGCGGTTGCCCCACTTGTCCTGCCAGCCTTTATTCTTAGACAGGCGAATACGAAACACTGGGTTTTCTTCGTTGGAAGTAATCTTCCACTTTTGATCACGCTGGTTAGAAGTGTGACCAAAGAAACCACCAGGATGAAACTCGCGATCCCAAGGAAGAGCCTCGGTATCCATGTAGCGAATTTCCATAGTCTTATCAGAAACAACCTTAACTACTTCGCAAGGATTGATATCTGAGTAGCCCATCTGGTTTGCGTATTTCATAACTTTTCCTTCCATTTCCATTTTATAGATATATTCTACCATATATTTCTGGAAAAGTAAACAAAAAAGTGCACTTTTATTTCCAACGATATCAACTACTTACGTTTTTTTTTCTAGGGCAGCCCAACATAGTATGGCTGCTCTTCATCAATCGCACGGTGTGCATCTAACTGTATAACCATACGGTCACCATTCGCATCTGCACACGGTGTGACTTTTACTCCCCGTGATTCCTCAATAGATTGATAAAACCTATTGATTTGATCTTCTTCTTCCTTTGTAAAGACTGGTTGGTCCATGTCTGCTCCTAAAAGTTGGTACCTCCGGCCGGACTCGAACCGGCACGCCAATGGCCACGGATTTTAAGTCCGTTATGTCTACCTATTCCATCACGGAGGCGATGGCCTCTCCTGAGAGATTCGAACTCCCGACCCACGGCTTAGAAGGCCGTTGCTCTATCCAGCTGAGCTAAGGAGAGATTCGCCATTATGGGTATGAAAACGAGAGTACGCTATCAACCCTGAAAGATCGCCACCCTTCTTTTTCGACATCCCAACACTTGACAACGCCGATAGTGATTTGTACACCATTGTCATCGTCACGAGGCTGAGCTGCTGGAGGGATAATGTCCTCCTTCAATGTGGCTTGCATAATGCGTTCTTCACCATTTGTCTTGATGAATTTGACTTGGCAGACTTGCTGCTTGAGCATTTCTACCATTTCCTCACGCGGATAAGTTGTTTTTGTTAGTACCACTAAGACCTCCTCATTTTAGCATATTCTTCTGGTGAGTCCCCACGTCCGACAGGGACGGTGTTGGACTTGTGCATTGTTGCGAGACCGACGATGTAGTCGCCGGAGTATTCGTTGCGCTTGGCTTTTGGTGCGATGGCGCAGATGCGGTCCGACGTCGGGACTGAGCGACGGACCTTGTAATCAGGGATCTCATTGCCACTAGACTTCTCCTTGTTTTTGAGTTGATCGGGGTGGACACCCATCTTTTTAAGCCAGGCATCATGCCGAGCTTGCGCAGCAGCATGGCCGGGTTGGCGATTCTGCTTACGCTTTTTGGTGTTGAGCGAGGACATTCCTCGTACGAGATGCATAGTCATGATTAATCCCAATCGTTGTCAAAACGAGTAGTGGCACGCATGGTGTCACCATAATATTCATCAGCATACTTAGATGCATCAGTCCAATGGTTGACGTTGTCGTAATCATTTTTGATTACAGCGTCATAGCCCTTGGATGCAGAGTAACCTTTAGGAAGGTATGACTCGGTGTAGTCACGAACCAAACGAGCTTCTTTAGCCTTTTTAGCTTTTAGGCGCTCACCGGCAAGGCGGATAGCTTGAAGACGTTCAGCTTTGGTTGAGTTTTTAGTAATGTTCATAACGATATTCTCCATCTTTGTTTATTTTATGATACCATTCTACCACAAAATAAACCGTTTGTAAAGGAAAAAATGCATTTTTATTTCCTTTAAAATCAACAACTTACGTTTTTTTTACATGCACAGATCTTCATACTTTGTCGTATGTGCTCGATGTGCAGACAAGTCTTTGGTATAATGGATGGTGCCAAAGATCTTTTGTAGCCATTTAAACATATAAACCTCCAAAAATAAAGTGCCACTTTTCTGTTCCAAGGCAAGTGGCCAGCCCGGTAACTACGCTGCGGCAGCTACAGGTGCAAAGTTATCGTTTGCAGTTAGTTGATTGACCTATTACGCGGTCATCCGGTAAACTCCACTTCACTCTCATACCTGTCGATCCTTGTTCGCCCCCATCATAAAAGCACGGTTGTAAGCTTCTTCGAAGCCGTCTTCGTGGTAAACATTTTCATGGTTACCCCAAAGTCTTTTAAAATAACTATCATAGGAAGCGTAGGCTATTTTGTCAGTGGTTATGTAACCCTTGACAATCCAAAATAATCTATGTGCTTCCTTATGTTCTACCATGCGTTTATGGTGGAGGCGGCGGGTACTGCCCCCGCGTCCAGTCTATGTTTATGTTGCTTCAACATTTACAGTCCTATTTATATAGGATGGTGAGCTAACCGTGGCCCACCGCGCACTTATTACGTAGTGACCCGATCCTGTTCCTCCACTTCCACAATCGTCATCAGCTCCTTGAGCTTTCGGATCTCATCGGACGTTAGCTTAGCAACTTGACGTTCCATGTTTTCCTGAGAAGAATCCTTTGCAATGTTTTCAAGGACCATTGCTAGACCTGAGTAATGATAGCTCATACATTCATCTCCAGTTGATGTCCACCATTATAGATGTTACGTTGAATTTCAGCTTCGCGGGGAGAGCAGAACCCTACACCGTTCAGGCCGCACCAAACATTTCCAAGCATTTCGCGGTGGTATGTTTCCCAAGCCTCGGTGACGCGCATTGTTTCGTCAAAGCCGTTATCCATTTCATCGATCAACCAAGCTACAGGCTGGCCGTAGAAGTTTTCAGCGCGATCCCTCAGGACCTTCATTGCAGTTTCGAGTCTCATTGGTAGTACCCCCAAAGTTCGTTCCACATATCCGCAATTGTACCCTTTGCACAGCTGCGATCGAAATGAGTAACCAGGTTGAGCTTTTCAAAAACGAAAGCTTCAACTTCCTGGATATGCTCAGCTTCGGAAATCTTTTCTTCGATTCCCTCGATTGCGTAGATATCTTCCTCGATATCCATCATATAAGACTTAACTTTTCCCATGATTTTCTCCATCCTTTTTCATTTTGTAGATATATCTTACCACAGTTTTCAGAGAAAGTAAACAAAAAAATGCACTTTTTAGCACTTTTTTTCGTATAAATAACATTGACGGCAAGTGGATCGTCAGTCAAGCGAGGAAAATATTACTATGTTTAACAAACTCGCAGCTGCCTTTATTATGATTTTCTTGGCTTTACCTGCAGCTGCACAAACAACATCGAATGTCAATACGAATAGTACGTCTAACTCTACCGTAGAGACAGATGCTAATTCGCGTACAATAGTTATTTCGCCACCGCCTAGTGCAATCTCACCCAGCGTTGGCTCCTCATCATCTGATCTCTGTACAGTTGGAGTATCAGGTGCTGTGCAGACTCAGATTCTCGGTATCTCTACCGGTGAAATGGTTCGTGATGAAAATTGTGAGAGATTAAAAATATCTAAAACCCTGTACGATATGGGAATGAAGGTTGCGGCAGTGTCCGTCCTTTGTCAAGACAGAAGAGTTTATGATGCAATGGAAATGGCAGGAACACCTTGTCCATTCCTAGGAGAAATTGGTGATAAGGCAACGGACGAGTGGAAAGCTAATCCGGGCCGGATCCCTCCCGTCGTAGAACTGGAGACAAAGGAAGATGTTCAAAAACGGAATGCGACAGTTGCTGGCGGTATCGCTGGCCTCGCTCTTCTTCTGCTCCTACTCTAACGCGCAGGTATCAACAACACCGGGTTCAGGTCAATCAGGCGATATCCTAATATTAGGAAACGGCTGGACAGGAACCGTGAGTCAGTGTATCCATAACTTTAATTGCTGGGCTGGTCAAACTGACCAAGGTGATATTCACCATGGTTATGACCAATCAACTGGTATGGGTAATACGTACTATTGGAGTGGTACACAACAAACTCTGTCAAACACAATTGCAATAAACCAAGCATTGCAGGTACAAGGTATTCAGGTTGATGGATTTACTTATGAATGGGTCTATAAAAATGGCAACGCAAACTGGTTTTCTGGACAACCAGGTGGAGGTGCAGTAGACCCATTCGAGATTGTGGTCAACGTGTACGACTCTAATGGTAATCTGTTTCAAAGTTACAAATATGATTATGGCAATCAATTTGCAAATTGGACAACTAAAAAAGGTACAGAAACTTTTAATCAGAATTATTTGACTCCAAG